GCTGGTGGCGGAGGTCGCGGCATTAGTCGCGGCCGTATTGATGCGTCCCTCCGCCTGATCTATAGCCTCTTTAGCGGTTTCGGCGCGCTGGACAAGGGGCGTAATCGCCCCCACCGCTCTCTCCTGCGCCTCCTGAACGGCGGCAACGGCATCCGCCTGCGCGCTGGCTATATTCTGCTGCGCGGTCTGTGAGGCACGTCCCACGGCAAGAACAGAATCGGCTTGCTTGTCCTGTATGGCAGTAACAGCCTCATTCCCGGCATCAACAATCTTCTTCTCCCCGTTGCTAACCGTTTCCGGCCAGGTGGCGGCCAGCGACTCCACAGACGTTTTAGCGTCATTGGCGCTCTTGGCGTCACGGGCCGCGTTAGTTGCGGATGTGCTGGCGGCGGCCTCGGAAGCGGCGGCGGCCCTTTTGGAGGCCAAAGCGGAACCTGCATAACCTTCCGTTTCTTCGGCCCGTGTAGCAGCGGTGGCTGCCGCGTCCGTTGCCGTCTTGGCTGCCTGGCTCGCCGTTTCCGCATTGGTGGAGGATGTGTTGGCATTCTGTTGCGCCTGTTGGGCCGCGATAATGGAGGCCGTGTTGGAAAGCCACTGTGCCTTGATCGTCTTACTTGCCTCAACAGGTATCGTAACACCCATTGCAGGAATATCGTACACCGTGGACGACTCAACAGGAGCCACAGAATCCACGGCCCCAATATAACCGGAAAACAGCCTCAAATCCTCTCCGGACTCATCCTGTGCATGAATGGCATACGGCCAGCGGCCAACAGGCAGGGCAGGAAAAGTAAGCTCCAAACAATGTTCTTGCTCGCCGTGTTCAATAACAACGGGCAAGTCTCCCTGTTCCGTCTTCACCACACCGGTGAAAGAAACTCCTGTTACCGGGAACGGAGATTGCGTCACATCCTCGAACAAAAGCCAGCCTATGCGCTTGGCATAGCCTGCCGTCGTGGACAAATGGCGCGTCATTCCCAGAAAATTTAACATGGCTCAATCATGAGCCACAAAACACGGGAAATGCAAGTTGGCGAGAATCAACGTTTTTATCCCTGCTTCACGGGAGGCTCAAAAGGCAGGGAGGACAGCAGGGTTATAAAATTCTCTCCTGCATCCACTTCCATCTTCTGCGGAGTGTATGCGCCATCCATCTTGTTAAGCTCGGCAATAGCGGCGATTTTTGAGGGCATCTTAAATTTCGCTCCGGTTTCGTCCATGGAAACCTCCTGACAGAGATCGGATGCGCTATCAACATTGCCGATGGGAGTTGTCACTACGCGGGACAACCATTCCATGCGCTGCTGCCTGGTCAGCACAGCAGACTTATCCAGTTGCTTATTCAATTCGTCAATCATTCGCAAAACTTCGCCATCTTTGGACAAACGGGATGCTGCCTTGCTGGCTGCGTCATTACTCATATCCTTGCGTTTGTACGCTTTGCGATAAGCGTCGGCTTTGGACATTTTAACCTCCACCAGGAGCCGCGCAAACTCCTTCTTCTTCTCTGTGACCTTGCTTGTGCTATCCTTTCTGCCCATACCAATATTTTACCCTCCTGATTTTCAGCGCGTCAATTTGGTGAGAATCAATACTTCTTGCCCGGGATAATCAACCTGTTGGCTTTGAGTACTCAAGGCTCTCTAAAAAATCACGCCCCTGCCTGCTGATATAAAACACGCAAGGCCGTGTGCCGGTTCTGATCACGTCGCCGGCCTGCACCAGATAATCCAGCCGGTGAGACACATTGCTGGGATCCAAATGGCAACGGGTGGCAATCTCCCGCGACATCCTGCCCGGATGGTCTCGGATTTCCATCAGAATAAGCAGCTGCGACGGACTCACCTTCCGGTGTATAATGTTCCTCAATAGATTCTTATATTCCTGCTTCATTCGTCACCTCCTATTCCCATTTCCTCCCGCAGAGATGCAATTTCTGCCGCAGCGTCCACGACGTCCACAACGGGCCCTTCCGGCTGTTGCGGGGCTTGTTCTGTTTTCAGCTTCTTCCGAGCGGATGCCGGCTTCCAGCGTGTCTCTTTGGCCCAGCGTTCCGCGTGGGTGAGCACATCCCCGAAGCACTCCCAAAACTTCTTGCGGCTGTCCGGCCGCCAAAAAGCCTTATTGTTCCGGTCATGCGTCAAGCCGCTGGAGTAGTAGGCCTTGAGCATCTCCATGTCTCGTGGCGTTACCCGGCCCTGTGCGGACCGGTACGCCCCAAGCGCGGCTGCCTGCTCAACGGCAGTTGGCAAAGTCCGGGACCAGGACGGGTTGATTGCAAGGGTGGCAGCCATGAACCTGGCGGCACCAGGAGAAGCCCCCAGATCCGCGTGATTGTCGGCGCAGCGCATCCCCCGGACGTCGTTCAGTCTTTGGGCAGGCAGCACAGGAGCAGCGGGCGGATCGCTACAAACCACCGTGTTATTTCCCTCTGCATTGTTTTCTTGTTTATCCGTATACGTCTCCGTCTTCGTCTCCGTCTCCGTATAAGCGGTGGAATTCCGTGGTTCACGGTGATTCACCGTGGTTTCCCGTGAACCACCGCAAATTACTGTATTGCACGGTGATTCACCGTCATCCGGAGGAAGCGGGAACCTGGGCTTACTCTGTCTGCGCTGCCCGAAATTGATGATCTGCACATAATCCTTGCCCCCAACACAGTATACCCTTACAAGCCCGGCTCCCTCCGTCTCGTGGAGGCAGTCTTGAATGTCCTGGTTACTGACTTTGTCAAGGTGCAGGGGAAATAAGCGAGTCCTCAATACCATGGGGCGAGCATCAAACAATCCGTAATCATCCGCTACCAGTAGGAGCCGATGAAAAAAGCACTCGGTGCGCCACGACAAAGCCGCTACCTTTTCCGAGTCGAGAAACCCTTCTCGTATCATGCGTGATGTTGCCATAATCAAAAAAGCGTCAGTTGGGGGTTGTAGTTCATAACCATTTAATAATGCAGTCTCTACGGTGGTTTTTAATCCAATAAAACCAAGCGTAGGCAATGGCTCCCGCCTTGTAACGGTCGAAATCGCCATTTTTCGCACAAATCCGCCGCTCTGAAAACACCCACACGTCCGCTGGTGGGGTATTGCCGGAACAGACGGAAAGGTATTTCATGCAATCCTCCTTTCCAAAATGGCTGCCTGCGCCGGGCTGATGTACTGCCACGACTGCGGCGGACGGGTCAGGCCGATGTCAGAGAGCGGCACTGTGGAAATCCTCACGGGGTCCTGGACGCCCCAGACATAGCAAGGCAGGTAATTCCGCAGGTGCTCTTCCGTCACGCAAGCTTGCTTCATGGTCCATTCTAAAATTCCCTTTGGGGGATATGGTCGAAGTCCAGCAGTGACAACTAAACGGCACTTGCCGATAATAGCCCGTTCCCCGTCCTTGCCGGATTCATAGATCCACAGTGTGACGTGTTCTCCGCGGGGGATGCGGGGTGCGTTTTTACGCAACTCCCATCTCTTTTCCCCGGACAGAATTTTCCCGGAGAAAGGCCGCCTGACGGATAAGAGGATGTTAATCATTGATCCCTCCTTTCAAACACGATTTCCACCTTGCCGGCGCGGGCCAGATCATAAACCCGGTCAATTCCCAGGCAACGCAGGGGGCCGTCGTCAATCTTCATGGCCTTGCACGCCCCGTCCTTATAATATTTACAGCGTGACAGGACATTATCATCATCGGGCGGGTTTCCCTTGAAATACCAGATTACCCGGTAGTGAGTGGGTACAAACTTCTGTCCTTTCAGGGCTTCCCAAGTGATTGCCCACGCCATCGTCCGGGCACGTTGTTTGGCAGACACCTTCTTCTTGTTTGCCACAACGGCCCCCCTCTGCGTGAGAGGGGCCTTGGCATTGGGGGACAAACACCGGGGCGTGTGGGGCAAGGTAATGGTCAGCGTGGTCATCATGCCGCACCTCCTTCCACTTCCTTCACGGATCCCTTCGTGGTTTTCGATTCGCCATACTCCGCCAGCAACTGCCGCAGCCATTCGCGGCTGGCCTTCGTGGTCGCCTTCGGATCCGCCGCTTTACGGGCCGCGTGAACCAGTCTGTCCAATTCCGTGATGCCGACCTTGCAGCACCCGGCAAACGCTTCCGCCGTCACCTCGTCCGGGAACTCTGCATTCAGCGCGGAAAACGCCCCGGAAGGATCCGTCACCGTGAAACTGGTGCGTCCGGGCGCCATCTCAAAACCGGGAATCAGGCCGGCGGCCACATCCTGTTCAAACCGGTAATCCACAGCAGCCGCCCATTTCTTTGCCGTCTTCGCCAGGTGGTAAGTCTGAACCTTCTCGGCAGGGGAAAACAGCTCCCACTTATCCCGGTCCGTAGCAATCAGGGAAGCCTGCTCCACCATGGCCGCGGCCTCGTGGCACACCGCCTTGGCCCGGCAATACCGGCAGGCTGCCTCACTGCAATAGCGCGGGGCGTCCGGGTCCATAGCTGCCCTGGCGACAGCAAGAGACCTCTGTTCGGCCTGGCTAATCGCCTCGTCATCGTAAAACGTAACAGATGCCGGACCAGCCACCCGTGGCTGGATGATAGCCGCGTAAATGCCATTGTAAATAATCCCCTCTTCATTGGCTTTTTGAGCCGCCAGCGGAACCAGGGCTTCAAGCTGACGGTTGGCCTCGGCGGAATCCACAGCCACACGGCCAAACTTCCAATCCAGTACCAGAAGATCCACTCCAACTCTGAACAGTGCGTCCCACTGTCCGGAATACTCGCCCCCTTCAATCCAGTCGGACAAAAAACGGCGTTCCTCGGTGGACACGAGAGAGAAAAAGGAATCGGAATAATTCCTCCCCATGATCTTCTCTTTCACATCATCCAGCAGACGCAGAGCACGTCCGCAAAGCTCCACCTGCTCATGATTCAGCTCGGCAGACTCATACTCCCGGCTATTCAGAAAATCATGCCAGGAAAACTCCATTCCTTCTTCGGCTGCATCATCCTTCAAAAGAAGATACTCCATATAGCGGTGCAACAGCGTGCCTTCTGCGGCAGCCTCGGAACTCTCGTCGGGACAGGACTTCTCCATCGTAAACGAGCCTGGGCATAAAGCCAGACGTCCAAACGCAGACGCGGAGGGCAGCCCTTTACGTACATCTTCAACAGTATCGGTCATGTTGTCGTCTCCTTCCTATCCGATAAAGGGTTGCAGCTTGTCAGGATTGGCCGCCAGCTTTTCCTTCTGCTTGTCATTCAGTTCGTGCCATCCCTTCACCTTGTCGCCGCTGGCCTTCGCAATAGCCTTGTTCAGTTGATCTTCCGTACAGGAAAGGGCTTCCATCAGCCGGATATGGGGCGGGGGAACTTCTACGTCGCCTTTGCCGGGAACCTCCGCGTCTCCCAGCTGCCGCGGGGAGTCAGCAACCTTCTCGGCATCCACAACGTCACCCCCGGAAATCTCCCTGGACTTGAACAGCGGCAGCTTAATATCCGGCTGGCTCTTGCCGGCGATATCCTCCGCTTCCCCCTCCACGCTCAACCCGTTCAGGACTTCCGGGCACTCCGTCCGGGCAAAAAACGCCGCGGCCCTGTACCTGTACATCAATTCCGGTATAGATACCCACTTGCTGCCATTCTTCTTCAGCCATCCTTCCTTATCCGCCACTTCCTCCGTCACCCATACGCCGCGGACCTCTTCGCCGGTTTCCTTCTTCGTGGCCACCAGGCGCATGCCAACCAGCCTTTCTCCATCGCGGCGTTCCTCGAACTTGATGCCGTTAAACTTTCCGCAAGTCTGAATAAGAGCGATGGCAAACTTGCCCGACCAGGAAGGAGTTCCGTGCACGACGTATAAATTCTGCATCACCATCAGCGGATCCATCCGCAGCCGCAACGCGGTATTGATGGCGATGAAGCAGGAACCGGGATTCCTTTTGTAGGCATCCGGCACCATGCTGGAGGAGGCAAGCATCTCGGCGGCCTGTGTCGCCATCTGGAACTGTTCACTGTTGGCAAACGCTCCCAGAACGGACAGTTGCTGTCCTTGCTCTTGTAAAGTCAGGGATTCTGTTGTAGGGGTATTCACGTTATTAGTATTCTATTGGTTAGCTATTGATAACAGGCCGGGGACCAGTTGGCGCTGGCCCCGGCCAACTCACTTTATCGGTCGATTTCTCCGGTGAAGGAGGATTTCGTACACAGGCACACGGCGCCGCGGTGAATCCGGTTCTCCGGCAGATCCTTTGCCAGCTTGTCGGCAATATCCTTAATCGCATTGCGTTCCGGGATGTCCGCGCGGACAAGCTGGTACACAAAATACAGCTTCCCATCAGCCAGGCGCACACGCAGGCGCACCTTGATTTGATACGTGGTATCTCCTTCAGCGCCCCGAATAACCGGGATCGCAATCGTGAACTCCGGGGGGACGTTCAATTCTCCACTCTTGGAATCCACCGTTTCGTTATAAGTCAGCTTCGTTTCGCCGTCGGAAGCCCGGTAGGCGGACTTAAACTCCACCTTGCGGTGCATGTCGAACTTGCTCGCCAGCGTCAGCATTTCAGACGGGGTGGGCTTCATCACATCCTTGCTGTTCTCTTCAAGGAATTCCACAAAATCCTTCTGGCTCATGCCCTGGCCGTCGTATTTGGTCCAATTCTCCCATTCCACCGTCTTGTTGAGCTGCATAGTGGCTTGGTGGTCCCCCCATCCATTACCATCGGGGGAATAATAATTGAGCACGGCGTTTACTTCTCTGTCGCTCACGTAAATCACGCTCCTGACGCCATTTTCGGCATCTTCCGCCTTCACGAAATCTGCCAGCGTTTCCAGGTCCAGCAGCTGAACACTGCCGGCCTTGCGAGGGGGCGTATTGCCCAGGCAATCCAGATGATACAGGGTATATCCATCCGGCACGACGGCGGCACGGCCATTCGCCACTTCCTGCACGCGGACGGCTGCCAGAGTTTCTTCGTTCAAGTTATCCATATAATTTAATTCTATAATGTTTATGTTGTT